CATCAGCATCATCACTTACAACACTTAAAGTTTCAGCTGCAGTTGGCCATGGATATAAATTACTGCCATCCCAAATAGATTCATAGTCAGCTGATTTTACACCTGGATTTCTTCCAAACTTTGAAACTTTTGAATAACCAGTAAAATCACCTTTAGCAACTGCAAGAAAAAAATCTATGTCGCTTGATCCCGGAGTCGTGGATCCTGTTGTATTGACATTATTACAACTCATTAACAACTCCTGTATTGATTATTAAACCAAGTAAATCTCTGTTGTTCTTCTCTAAGGTCTTGTTGAAATGTAGAATTTAATTTTTCAATCAATGCATCAAGGTCTCTAATTAAAGAATCTGCATTTTTTTGATTATATTCTTTGTCCGGTCTTGTAAATACTAAAGTTACTTTAGCCATTATGGATACATACCTTTTTCATAAACATCTAGATAATCTTGAGGATCAGCACTTAGAACTAAATTATTAAAATCATCTACACTTGTTTTATTCATGTCATAACTAAATCTTCCATCTTCAAGTTTTATTCCATAAGGATCATAAACTCCTCTGTTAATATTTTGTGTCGATAGTTGTCCATATTTCTGAACTTGATCATCAGTCATTGGTCTAAAGTTATCCAAACCAGGTTGAGTCATTGCAAGTCTTGCATTAGCAAAATCTAATCCAGGTGTTGTGTTTGTTATACCTTTATTTAAACTACCTAAATAACTTGTAGCAAACTGTGGCATCTCTGGATTAATTTCTAAATCTCTTGCAAGTGCTGATGCTAATGAATTTTTAGATGATGTTAATCCCATATTCATTAAAGACTCTAAATTTTTTTGACTGTAGTTTTTACCTGTAAGTTTTCTGTCCATTAATTTATCAAATCTATTTTGTAAAGATTTTTGTGCCATAAAGTCTTCGTATTGTTGTTGAGTTCTTGGAGTTCCATCTGGATTATAACCTCTAAGATCTTGAGCTTTTCCTTTTAAAAAATTAAAACCTCTTGTAAATAAACCTAATGCAGGATTAATTAAACCCATTATTCCAGAAAAAATATTTGAAGGGTTTAAAAAACCAAATTTATTTTTTCCAACTCTTGGACCAAATTGTTTCTGTAAAGCTCTTACTTGATTTAAAACAGACTGAGGTTCATTTAATCTTTCTCTTGCTCCGGCTGCAACAGCTGCAGCTCTTAGATCTCTTCCATAATTTTTACCAATTGTATCAGCTCCAGCAAAACTTCTACCTGTTTCTGCATCACTTACATCACCTCCACTTAATCCTCCCGATACTCCAGCATCAGCATCTCCAAAACTATCTAAAGACATAATACCAGATGGGCCCATGTTAGGTCCTCTTTCTAATCCACCATGTATGTTTGCTTTTAAAATTAAATCTTTTTCTGCTTTTGTAATATAAGCTAATTCTGTAGATGGTTTATCTGGAGAAGACTGCCATTTTCTAGGAGCCATAACTTGAGGTTGTTTACCCAAATAGTTTTGAACTCCACCTTGTATTACCGGCTTATCTTCATATTTAATTTTTTTATCTACTGCCATTATCTTCTACCATCTGGTTGAATATCTAATTTAAACGTACCTAGTTTCCAACTTTGAGATGAACCAGTGTTTGCTATCTTTAATGACATAGCTCTACCTCTAGCACGTGTATCTACCTTATCAGTAGATGATGTAATTGTAAAGGGGCCAAGTGGTGAACCTGAGTATGAATCATTAGAATAATTACGTAATTGTAATGTTACTTGTGTGTTTCCAGTTTGTGATAAAAAGTCAGGAATAAATCTTCTAACTTTCATAATGTATTCACCATCACCTCTTAAATCAGGCATTCCTGTAGTCTGACCCGTAATGCCTCTTCTTGCAGATATATCAAAGTCTCCGGATTCGATATTTGATTGTATGGCTGTTACATTCACTCCTTGAACCTGATCAGTTCCTTTTTCATGTTCGTAATATATAGTTGATCCATCAGTATTACCTACAACATCAAAAGAAGTGTCATCTCCTGCATTATAATAAGTAGCATGTGGTAATCCAAATACAGCTGAGTCTTGCCAAGTAGTTCTAGCTAAACTTCCTGTAGTCCAAATAGGTCTTTGTGGAGTTGATTCCATATAATTATAAGTAACACATCTATCAACAACTGTTGATCCTGAAGAACAATAGAACCAAGTTATTTCTCCATACAAATTATTTAATCCAGCATTAATTAATTGTGATGCTGTAGTATTTAAATCATTAAATACATAGTCTTCTACTAAACAAATCATAGTTTCAAGACTACCAGCATATTTAAAAAAACCATTTTCTGAAAACCAATAAGCTGCACCATCAACTTCTATTGCTGCACTTCCACCAATCAATCCACAGTTAGTTCCAACTTGAGTAAAACCAAAAGTAAATGGAGCACCAACAAAACGCATTATAAATAAAGATGTATCAGTCCAAACATAAATCGCATCTCTACCTCTAACAGCTCCTACAATTCTTGATCCATCTGATAATCTTTGTGTACCTGCTGTATTAACAGAAGTTGGAGCATATGTATTAATATCTTCTTGATTAGAAAATCTTATAAACATCAAATCTTGTGTAGTTGGATCACCAATAGTTGTTTCAGTTCCAAAAAATACTAAGTGTCTATCCGGTGTAGATACTAACATTTCTCTAGATGCAGTTGGTGCACCTGCAATAATAGTTGCTCTATTATTTACAGCGTCTGCTGCATTTGAATCCCATTCAAAACATGCACTATCGTGAATTAGTGCAATTACTTTTGTACCAAAATTATCAATAGACCATAAACCCGGATCAACCACAAAGTCTCCTGATGCTGCTTCACCCCAAGCAATGTAATCAGATGAATTAGTAACAGTATCTCCATTAGTATGAGAGGCTGCTGTTGTTCCTCTAACCCCTCTTATTACACCAGTTAATGTGTTCCCGGTAATACCTGTATATGAAATTTCCTCACTATTAATTTGTATATAGTTAATCCCTGAAGTCGGAAACAAAGAAGCATCAGTTAATACAATCGTAGTTGTTGTATCATTAATATTTCCATTTAAAGTAGTTTGAGCTTCTCCAGATACTGTTCCACCCCATTGACCTAATCCATAACCAAATCCTGGTAATTGTTGAGCAGGTCCAACTGACCAATAATGTTGTACTCTAATACCACCTGATGTAGTTGCACCTGCACCTGTTTCAGCTGTAGGCATTGTAATAGTTATTGTTGTAGATGATGGCACAGATGTAACCATAAATTTTTTGTCATCAAAATCTGCTGCCGTATAATCTGATCCAGTAATTGTAGTAAAGTTATCTAAAAGAACAATATCTTGTGCATTGATTCCATGATCTGTACTAAATGTAATTGTAACAGATGCTGAACCATTTACAGTTGTAAAAGCACTTGTTAAAGTAGTTGTCGTTTTGATTGGATGTATGTCATAGAATACACCTCCAGTGTATGCATATAAAATTCTGTTTGTTCCAATGATTGCATATTTAGTTCCAATATTATTAACTAAATGATGTAGGGCTCTGGCTGCACCGGTTAATTTATTTTCACCTAACTGTGTCCAGCCACCTATCTTTTCAGGTGTGCCATAACGAAATCTTACATTATCACCATCAACCCATTGTCCTTCAGCTGTGGTTTCTGTAATCTGTTTATTGAATCCTGGTTGAAAACCTATTTTTTGTAGCATAGTTCCTCACTATATATGCTTTTTATTATTTTGGTAGTATTATATTCCACTCTAGCTTAGATATCAAATCCTGTAAATGGACTTCTTTTACATTATTTTCTTTTAAATATTGATGTAATTCTTCTACATCTATTATAATGTATTGATTTTTTATATCAAAAACTATTTTGTCTGATTTAGTATGAAAGCTTCCTATTTTATTATTATTTTTAATGGGCCTTAAATCAAATTTTAATTTTTGATTTAGTCTATTTTTTAATATTCCTTCTACATCCCAAAGTTCTTTTTTTCTTTGTATGGAAGTTGCATATTTAATATCTGTTAAAAATTCTAACATTTATGAATATTAAAAGTACGGAGAGTGGTGTGGTGGAACTCTCCGCACAAGTTTAGATTATAAACTATTTTTTAACTTTTGTCAACTTTGCACCTATAAACCAAGAAGGTAAACCTATTAAAGCTCTTTTATCTAAGTAATTTTCTTTAGCTTTTTTAGATCCAGATTTATTATAATGTAAAAAAACTTGTGCACAATTTTCTCCTTTAAATTCTTCTCTCCAATGTTCAAGATCACATCCAGAGTATATTAACATATCTCCTGGATCTAGCTCAACTTTAATTCCAGCTTGACCTATTTTACCAGTAGGATCTAAATATATTGGCCATGAGTCTCCACCTAAATTTAATGTAGTAGATATTTCACAACTAAATCTATCTTTATGTCTAGCTAGCACATCACCTTTTTTATAAATTCTTGCATAAGAATATGTTTCAGATAATTTAAGACCCGTGTGTTTTTCCATAACGGGTTTAACTCTTTGTAATAATGTCTCCATTGCTAAGTCTGCATAATGTGAGTAAGTATTAGGAACTTGGTCATCATTCCATACGCCAAAGTATTCTGTAAATGGTGAAATGTATCTTGAATCAAGTAATACTCTAGCTACATTTCTTTTGTTTAAAAAATATTTGTAAATAAATTCTGCAAGTTCTGGTGAGATAGCTTTTTTTAATACTGTATATTTATTTTTCTTGAACGACATTGAATACTCCTTTTGGTATTGCTTGACAGTTAAAATGAATAAACCTAAATGGGTCATAGCCCAAATCCACAATGTATTGATGTGGCATATACGATGGGAAAAAAATTATTTTCCCTGGTTTAACTTTATAATGAATTTGTGAAGTTGCATAAGTTATATCTTCTTTATTTTTTTCTGGCAATAAATTCATTACATTACCGGGTCTTGGATCTTCGAACATTGGCATAGAAGTTTTATCTGAAGCTTTTAAAAAATAAAAACCAGATATATGTCCGTTCCAATGAGTATGTAAAGTATGATGACCACCACCTTTATGTGAAAACTCTTGCACCCACATTTCAGTTATAAAGACTTGATAATTTGTTAAATCAAAACCCATCTCAAGCAATAAATTATGAGATGTTGCTCCAACGTAATTTTGTAATTCTAAAAAATCAGGATCTCCAATCAATGATGTTGAGTGAAATACATGACCCATATCCCCTTTGTTTCCAAACTTTTTATTTCTTTCATCAATAGCTGGTTTTAAATTTTTTCTAGATGCTTCGATATATGGATCTGATGCTTTATTTAAACTATCCACATATTTTTCTTGATCTGCATGCCAGATAGGACAAGCGAAATATTGTTCTCTTGATAATTTTTTTGGATAACCTTCTTCAACAATTTTTTTTACTTTTTCTTTTTTAGCTTTTTCTTTTTTCTTTTTCATATTTCTCCTTTATTGAAATGGATACCCTAAGTTCCATATTACTAAACTATTTCTTTCACCACTTTTCACTGGACATACTCTATGCCATACAAATGAAGGAAATACAACTAAAGAACCTTTAGGTAATACCTCTTTACATTTTATAGGTTTTCTTTTTTTATCAGGATTTAAATTTCTAAAATCAAATTCTAATTCACCACCTTTATAATCTTTAGGATCTGATAGAGTAACCGTTACAGATAATTTTCTAATCTTACCATGTGATGGGTCTTGAGAATTATTTTGATTAAAATAAGGTTTATCCCAACTATCACAATGCCAATCGTAAAACTGACCTTTTTCATATTTTGTAAATTGACATGCCTCAGAATAATCCCAATTAAAATTCCAACCTGCATTTGCATTTGCTTGGTGAACATAAGGCTGTATTTCTTTGTACACCCACCTATCACTAATCCAAACAATATTTGAATCTCTTTTTTTCTTTAAATCTTTTATTTGTGATTGATTTAATTTTTTGTCACCTAAACCACCAGTGACTGCCATTTGATCTTGCATTTGATGACCATACTTTACAATGTCATCACAAATTCTTTCAGGAATAACTGATTGAAAATACCAATAATAATTTAAAAGGTTCATTTAATTTCTTTCTAGCTTGTTTAATACTTTTTAAAACAAAAGTAAATAGTATTTATTCAGCTGTCCAGGTTGTACCATTCCAATTATATTTAGTAGGTGTTTCCGATTCGTCGTTTGATTTTGTTGCTTCCCAACCCGTTGTGTTGTCAGCATTATATTTTGTTTCGTTCCACAAAATTATGTAAGACCATACAACTGGATCTGCACCATCATCTGTAATTGTTGGATAAGTTATTGGTGCTTGCCAATTATCATCAGCATTTAAAGACCATGAAGCAAAAGGTTGTGAATCTATAAATTTATCTTTTGAAGGATCATAGACCATGCCTATACCTGCATATTGTTTTCTAAAATTGTGATTGTAAGAAGTTTGTTTCCAAATTCCACCTTTAAAAAAATTAATACACCATGTTTCACCATCTACATGCATATCATTAGCAGCTAAAATTCCACCATTAGCTGGAATATCATTACCAACGACCACTACTCTTTCTACCACTAAATGTGTGTCTGTTGTAAATCCTGTTGGGTCTACTTTTGATTTTAATTCTGCAAAATGTGCCATATTTTTTACTCCTTAAATTTTTTATATTATAAATTAATTTTAACTTATTGTCAAAGTACCAGATACATTAAAAGTTGCTACTTTACACCCTCCAGCTGGACCCGGTAAAGTTGCGACTGTATTACTTCCAGGGGCTGCTGCAACACCTGTTGTTCCTGGTACACGTACTACTACAATACCTGAACCTCCATTAGGTGCATTAGGTGAAGGACCTCCACCACCACCACCACCACCACCGGTGTTAGCTGTTCCGTCTGTTGCTAATCCTGGTGATCCACCATTTCCACCACCGCCAGCTCCGCCTGATCCACCACTTCCTGATGAAGGTCTGTGTCCACCTCCACCACCGCCAGCGTATGTTACTGAAGAACCTGTAATTGAATTTGCTCTACCTGCTCCACCTGGGCCTGCATTTGGACTTCCAGCAGCGCAAGCACCACCTCCACCACCACCTCTACTATTTGGACTAGCTCCACCTGGACTTCCAGTTCCTCCTGGATTACCTTGACCAACTACTGAATTTCCTGCTGTACCGTTTTGAGCACCTGCTCCACCACCAGAAGCTCCAGGGCCTCCAGCCCCTCCTAAAGGTCCACCACCTCCTCCAGCACAACTGCTTATTGTTAAAAATCTTGATCTATTTCCTGTACCTAAAGAAGCAGGCGGTCCATTTGTAGTTGCTCCGGGAGATCCACCAGCTCCAATTTCTACTCGATGATCTCCTTTTCCAATAAGTAAAGCATTTGATGGTGTACAATAAGAACTTAAAATACCACCAGCACCACCTCCACCGCCACCATCACCTGGAGAACCAAAACCACCGCCACCACCACCTGATACTACTAAATAATCAGCTGATATTACAGTCGGGTCTCCTGCTTCAAATGATATACATCCTGAAGCTGAAAAAGTTGCTATTTGATCGTGACCACATGGAGTTGCTATATAACTTACTCCACCACCTGGAGAAGTTACTACTGTAACTCCTTGACATGAAGGAACTTTAATTATTACAACTCCTGAACCACCATTAGCTCCTTGATCTGTAGGTGCGCTACAAGTAGTATTTGTAAAGGCACCACCACCTCCACCGCCACCAAGGTTAGTTCCACCAGCGCCAGCATCACTAGAAGCTGTACCTCCATCTCCACCACCACCAGTTCCACCTGTACCTGCTGATCCTGAAGGTGTATACCAAGAACCACCACCTCCTCCAGCATATGTTACTGGAGAACCTGTAATTGAATTTGCTAAACCGTTTCCTCCTGGACCTGCAGTTGGGCCAGAACCATTTGATCCTGCAGCACCTGCTCCACCTCCACCACCAGCTCCATAATTCGCTGATGGAGAACCAGATCCTCCTGGATTACCTTGACCACAAATACCTGATCCACCTGCATTACTTGGGTTACCACCAGATCCTACTCCACCACCTCCGGAACCTCCTGGTTGAGCATTTCTTGCAGGAGAAAGACCTGGTTCAGCACCAGTTCCACCACCAGTTGCTGTAATACAATTAAATGTTGAAGGCCCACCATTTGTAGAGAATGTTGAAGGATAAGTACCACCAGTTCCACCTCCACCGACTACTACAGCTAAAGCAGTTCCATCTAAAGTTAAAGGAGTAGTTGGTGTGCAAAATGAAGTTAATAAACCTCCAGCACCTCCACCGCCACCTCTTTGATAACCTCCACCGCCACCACCTGCGACTATTAAATAATCAGCTGAAAAGGGTTCGATACTAACACCACCACCTTGACCAAAACCTTTTCCAGATCCTGCTCCGAATGTTCCCAATAAAGGCATTAGTGTTCCTCTCTAAGCAAATTGTGTTTGAGCTGCTAACACAGTAAATGTAGCATCTGCTGTTTTAATAATTGTATATGTATATGTATCTAATGAACTTGCATTACCTTCTGTTGGTGCAGATCCACCTTGCCATTCTGGCGTAACACCTGATCCATCAATTTGTACAGCTGAGTTGTAGTAAGCTGTTCCACCTTGAGAAACAATATGAGCTATTGTAATTGACTCACCTGTATCCATAATTGAGTTTAATGTGTTTGATCCATCACCTCTAATATTTAATGTCCAGTTTCCTGAAGCATTTGTAGTAAAATTCCATACCGCTTGTGTAAGAACATCATAGTTTACAGTTCCTGTA